CTAATTCTTTTACTACGTCCGTGTTATTGTCGTAGTGTTCTGATATTCCTAGTTCTTTAATCTTTTCTACTTTGGCTTTATTACTTCCAGTTGCTATTACTCTGCTATCTAGTATTCCAGCTTTTCTCGTCCGTGTTAACATAGCGTCTTTATGGTTTCGAGCCGATATAACGTAAACATCGTAGCCTTTGTCCACCAAACTTACAGCTAAATCAAAGCCTTTTTGCGTACTGAATGTATCGTCGTAGTCTATAGACACCTTTTTTACAGCAAAAGTCTTCTTGTATAGGCTTAATGCTTCGCGTGAATGTGTTTCCCATGTGTGTAAACATACCGCATAGCGCTGTTGTTCATCTGGTCTGTCTTTGATTGACTCAATGTCGGACATACACCTAGCTAGGAATGTTTCCTTTTTTTCTCCTTTTACTGGTTGTGGCATTTGGTTTTTGTCTTATTGGTTTTTTAATAACTTCTTTTTCCGTGTTTACGTCGTCTTGTAGTTCTTCGTCTAGTCCTTTGTAGCTGATCGTTACACTTTCAACTTCGAAAATGTACCCTAGTCCGATGGTTTGGTAGTATTTGAATTGTACTGGGTGGATTTTATCTACTTCTATTCGACGTTGTCCTAGTACACTATCGTAAGTGATGATAGTTTTTCCTTTGTATTCTTCTTTAATTTTCATTTTGTCCGTGTTTTATTTCTGTGCCTATGGCTTTAATCATGATTAGAACGCCAAACATTCTCAAAGCTAGTTCGTAATTACCTAGCAAAATAATACCTCCAATAGTGAATAATATCAATCTGGAAAGTAGGTCTGCTATTTCATTCGTTTTCATAACTATATTGAATTTGACGTATTTTTAGTTTAATGTCTTTGATAATGTAATGAGCAGACGTAACGGGGATGTTAAAGTGTTTGGCTAGGCTTCGCGCTGTATTGAATCCCTTGTCGAAGTATGCTTCAAATTTAGCCTTATCTAGTATGTCCGTTATTTGGTTGCGATATATTTCTACAAAAGCCCGTTGATTATTATATCTGTTTTCTATTTCGATTTTACGGCTTACTTCGTCGTCGTCTTCTATATCTGTAGCTAGGTATTCTACGCTTTTTATGTCGTCTTGTTTATGGCTTATAGACGTGTCCCAGATTATTTGACATTTGATTGTATTAAGTAGGTAGCTTTTTACGCTATTTTCATCCGTATTTTCGGTATCTATGCTTAAAACATGTAGATAAGCGTTATTTATGCACGTGTCAGCGTCTAACATTGAATATCGTACATTCTTATAGCTGTGGTAATTGGTCAGAATGTAATTGGTATACGTTCTAACTTCATCGTAGTTTTCGCTTATGTATTTGTCAAGCGTTTTCTTCATACCACTTTTTGAAATTCTCGAACCATTTTACACGTTTAGCTGGATTGCAAAAACATTCATTGTCACGCACGCCCGTTTCTTTTACTTTAATAGTTTGTAGCTTACGCAAATGCAATTTGCTTAACTTGTCTGGTTTCATTTCGTCCAGAATAGCTTGTATTTCTATTTGTCTAGCCTCTGTAAGCATAAATCAATGATATAAGAACACAAACTAACTACGCAAGCCGTAAAGAATTCACCCGTAATAATCAAAGTAGACCAGAACCCGATACATTTAGGACATCCAAGCGCTGAATGAATAGCTATCGAAAGATTATTAATCGGAAAATTGATGAATAACTTGTCAAAAATGAATTGCAAAGGCTCGAATTTAACAAACCACCAAGCAAAAGCAATTAAAAAAATGTATTCCATGTGATTAAATTTTAATCAAACTTACGATGAAAATCTAAACACCATGTTAAAAAGTTATTAACAATAAAAAAGCCAGCGGTTAAACTGGCTTCTTGTCTAGATTTGTTCACGTATTAAGTATTCGTCTAGTTTTATGGCGGTGTTTAGACTTACGTCGTTACCTTGTAAGAACTTATCAATCTGGTACTGGTGAAATTTACCCGTATGCGTTTTGATTTCTGTTACTACTTGGTTTCGTGTTTTCGTCATTAATACTTCCTTTAACTTATTACGTAAGTCTGTGTCGTTTATGTACATATCAAAAAGGGAAATCGTCGTTATCTACTTTGCTTACTGGTTCGCTTTGTGCTGGTGCTACATAAGGTTCTGAAAATGCTGCTGAAAAGAATGATCCTGCCTTACCTTGCTTAACCCATAACGCAACTTCCATTTCTTTGCCGTTTACGTTTACTTTTCCTTTGTAGTCTGGGTGATTCTCAGCTTTCTTGTTCGTGTTTTTGAAGATTGCCCCCGTGTTTAACTTGTTTTCCATTGTATTTGTTTTTATTGTTTACGTTTAAAATGTTCCTTTGAATATCTGTGATGCTACATATGTTCCTACAAGTGTAAGCATTCCTAACACTAAAAGTAGTGTGATTATTGCAAGTGTTTTCTCTTTCATTGTTCTTGTTGTTTAAAGGTTTCGTTGTAGTATTGCCGTGAATTTTCTTGCAAATATCCACATCCATTGTCCCAAGCATCTTTAATCTGCTCCTTCTCCATTTCTAAGGCTTGTTCTTGCATAGGTATTGGAATCCAATCTATATTTTTATGCATTTCCTCAATCAACCATTCTACTGCTGTTTTCATTGTTCTTGTTGTTTAAGTTCTTCTAATTCTTGTTCTTTTTGTAATTTTAATTCTTGTAGGCCTTCAATAACTTTTTTCAAACGCCTAATCTCAAATTCTTCAAATGTTAAAGTATTATCAAAATATTCAATGCTAAGAGATTCTACTGTTCTCATTGTTCTTGTTGTTTAAAGATTTCTTCGTCCAAAATATCCAAATTTCCGCTGAATACATATCCAGTTGCTTTCAACATTCCCTCGAGAATCTCAAGCATCTTGTCCATTGAAACATCATCATAGTTCAATTCGTATGTAATCTTGTGGTCGTATTGTTCAATCGTTATCTTCATTGTCTAAAATTTGAATGTCAATATTTACTTTATTTCCTTCGCTTAATATTTGTGCTAAATCATCAACTAAATCTTGAATCAATCTCCAATCACTTGACGTTATTTTTTCAAGTGTTTGTGTTTCAAAATATTGTTCATAGTAGGTTACTCCTTCACCTACTCTCATAAATTCACTTTGTATCTTCATTGTTATTGTTTAAATATTTTAATTCGTCTTTCAGTCGTTCCAAGTAAAGTACAAAGTCCATTGCTTCTTCTTGTGCGTGTGTAAGCCATTCTAACGTGCTTAAATCAGTTCTTTCAAGTGTTGTGTTGTACTTGTTTATTCCGACTTTACTTCGTTCGTTAAAACGTGCCAAAACGCGTAATACTATTTTATCTTCTATTAGTTGGTTCATAAGAAATTAATTAAGGTGTTGTAATACTCTCGGCAAAGCTCTACCTGTTCTTTGATTCGTTCAATGACTGCTTCGTCTTTCTGTACGTAGAATACTTTAACTCTGCGGTTCTTTGGAATGTGTGAGAAGATATGCTTTTTCTGAATCTCATCTCGTAGATCCAAACTTTCTTCCATTAGATTAAGTTTCCAGTGAGCGCGTCTTACTTCGTCTTCAACCATCAGTTCTGGTGTATCAATTAAGCAATAACACAACATGGATTCTTTCTTTCCTGTTAGCCACATATATCCTTGTAATTGGTAGAAATAGTCTTTAGTTGGTATCTCAGTTTCAAAAAACGGAAAGGTAGTACCATCCCAAGAAGATTTAACATCAAGTAATACATCTTCCGTGTTTACGTCAGGTGTGCCTTTAATCCAATCATTCTCGAAATACTCTTCGTTCTTGTAAATAAATCCAACATCCAGCACTTCGTTGACTAATGCGATTGCATCGTTCTCAACTTCGTTTCCTTTGTCTGTGTAACGTGAACTGAACTCTTTTCTGATTCCGTATTTATCTTGTAAGACTAATTCGTGAATGTAAGACTTTGCAGTCTGTGAAAGCACCTCACTCTTGTTGCGAGGTGCTGACATAATTTTTCCTAAAGCAGAACATCTAACTTTCATAACGTGTTTAAGATTTCAATTTGACCTTGTGTTAACTGGAATTTATCTTCTAAAGATTGACGTGTTATCTTTCCATCGTTAATAGCTTTGATTGCATCTTGGAATCGTTTAGAGTCTAATACTTGTTTCTTTGGTTCGTCTTTTACTTGCTCACCACTTGCATCAGTATCTTTGTCAGTTACTAATCCAAGCATTGAACTGATTGCATATCTACGAATGTAAGTGATTGCAGAACCTAAAACTTGGAAGTCATTCATTCCTTTGAGTTGTACGTTCTGAGGAATGTTTGTTGAACTTTGGATTTGCTCTCCTGATTCTACATGAAAAAGAATTGTTAAGACATCTCCTTCATTGATTAACTGAGTAAATCCTAATCCGTGTTTTTTTAGTAATGGATTGATTACACTAAAGATCTTCGGTAAATCCGAATAAGAATATCCATAACCTTGCGTTGCTTTATGGATTACTGGTACTTCTTGTTGGAACGCTGCCAACGATTTAAATAAATTTTTCATAACTTGGTTTTAAAGTTTATGCGTTATGGATGCGCATCCCCCATCTTATTAGTTAAACAAAGTAAATATGGTCACAATCACCTTTCATGCAATTCATGAATAATTCTTTAGATAACTCTGTTGCTTCCTGATCGTTTTGGCATTCGTATGCGTTCATCCATAACTCATTGCCTTGCTCATCTGCGTAAATAAAAAAGTAAGTTTTCATAATTAATTGTTTTAATGTTTATACAAAGATATAACTTTATTCCATATCTTTTATCTTTTGTTTATATTTTTTTATGATTTCTTTCAGTTCGTCTTTTGTAAACTTGCGAGTTACTCTTGCTTTGGCTTCTAATTGACTAAATCTTTCTGCTCCAATTTTAGTTATTAGGTTTGCTCTGTACTCAATTAGGTTACCTGATAAGAAACTATTACATCTTTCACATTGTAAATGCACGTTATCCTCATCAAATCTTACATTCCAGTGGTTGTTAGCATTCCAAAAATGTCCTGCATTAGATTTCTTAGGTATTGTTTTACATGATATGCAAGTTTCGTTTTTATTTTTATCTCGTTCCCTGATATACTTATTGAATACTATCTGAGCTGCTTTCACAATATCTTGTACTGTTTCTAACTCAGCTTTCATTTTCTTTTTCGTCTTTTGCCATTGTTTTGCTTTGATCTCATCGGAAAAAGCTCGTAAGCAAATTGATTCTGTGCAGTATTTCATGTTAAACCTTATTGGTTCAAACTTTTGTTTGCAGTTTTTACATCTCATAATGGCAATTGTTTTAATATTTTATACAGTACATTCACAACGATTGAGTTTCCTGCTTGTTTGTATGCTTGTGAGTCACTTACCTTCCAAGTAAATGTATCCGGGAAGTCCATCAATCGAAAACATTCTCTTGGAGTTAATCTGCGTATTTCACCTGATTTCAAAGTTCCTTGATTACAAGCTGTATCTAATGTTTGTGCAACTCCCTTTCCAACTCTTCCTCTTCGTGTTTCTGAAGATGGAACACTAAAATTTATTGAATCACCTTCGGTTGCTTCTTCATATCCTTTTGATGTAGCTGATTTGATTTTAAGATATTCTCCATCTGTTGGAATTTTTGAATATGCCGTCAGTAAACAATTTGATATTGGCTTAGTATCTGTGTCAGTCCATCCAATTCCACGTTGTGATTTTGCAATTGTTCCAATACGTTCATCACTCAAAAAATACTTATCATCAACGCTATCCTCAAGCACATCCTTTAATCTTTTACTCAAATGTTCTTCCTTTGGAAATCTGAAATTATTATCCGAATCATCTCTAATTCCAACTAAAAAAACTCTTTCTCTATTTTGAGGCACTCCGTGTTTCTTTGCATTCAAAACTTGCCAATATAAATGATAAGGTACAGCTTCTTCCACTGGAAACAATACAGGTAATCCATTAACTGATTTACCTCCTAACATATTCACCCATTCTTGAAATGTTTTACCTCCATCATCTGAAAGCAATCCTTTCACGTTCTCAAATATGAAAAATCTTGGTTTGTTTACCTGAATGAATTCGTGTGAGTTAAAGAACAATACTCCTCGTTTATCGTCTTTTCCTAAACGCTTTCCAGCAAGTGAGAATGCTTGGCATGGAGGAGAAGTCATGTATATATCTAAAGAGTCTTTTGGAATCTCCCTATCATAAACATTAGTTGGATAGTATTTCGGTTCTCCGTAGTTGTGGATAAATGTATCTCTTGCATACTTATCCATGTCACAAGCGAACACCGTTTCATAATTTACGCCTAAACGCTTCAGAGCTTGGTCAAATGCACCTACTCCTGAGAAGTCTGAACCTACTTTCATCAGTCTAAATTTATTGTTTCTTCAATCCATTGTCTAAATAACAGTTGTAACTGTACTTGTTGCTCGTATATCTCATCTCGTTTTTCTCCATATACCTGTAAAACTTTATAGTCAACTTTTCTTATTTCGTCTGCGAGTATGTTTGCTTTACGTTTTAAGTCTTGTTTGAATATATATTGGTCGTTAAGATCATCAATGAAGTCTGCTAATACTGGAAGCACAGCTGATAGTGCTACTAACTTTTTTTCTTTAATCATAATTCTAAATTTTGGTGTTTAAGTTCGTGTTCTAATTCTTCAATTCTTTTCTTTAATTGCCCGTTTATTTGTAAGCATCGGTTGATTTCTCTTCCCATTAATCGCATTTCAGTTTCAAGTTGGTCAATAGCAAACTGAACTTCTTTTAAATCCTTTTCCGTGTCAATTGCTCCGTTGATAAATGCTGTTGCTGATGGTTTCTTTTCTTCGAGTTCTTCTCGCGTTAGCTTTACTTTCCAAATGTTCTTTTGTATTAGTGATTTGATGTAAAGTAGTTTTAGTCCTATGTCCATTAGAAATCCGTGTTTTGTTTAATTGTGTTTAACTTCTGCTCAATCATCGTAATCTTCTTTTGTTCAGGTTTTTTCTTTTCTCGGTTGGCGTAAATACGATTTCCTTTGTAATCAACCATGTAATACTGATATCTATCTAAGTCCAAATATAACTTATATACTCCGTTTTTTGATACGCCTTTAGGTTTACTCTTAGCAACTTTCAAATGTACTTCGTTTTTTTCTGCTCCGTTACCATCTGAATCGAAAAGTCCAAAAGGTGGTCTCCATGGAATTAAAACGCTAAGTCCTTTCCTAAACCAAACTTGTCCTCCTGCAAAATCTCTTGCACTTGGCATTGGAAAATAACTGATATCAGTTCCAGCAATTGTTTTACTACTTACCATAGGTTGGTCACGAACGTGATTGATAACGCAGTTATGCCTTCCTGTTTTTCTTGCGTTTTTTCGTACTTGTCCTAAAATTCTGCTGAGATACTTATCTTCACGTCCTAAATCTGCTTGAATAAATTCTTCAGTTAATTCGTTCCAAGGGTCAATCGTTGTCGTGTGAATTTTCATTCCTTCCTTCTTTTCGATTTCATCTACCAATTCGTAGAACTTAGTGATAGTTAAATCTTCGTCAATTGGATCAATAACAATAAAATGCTCGTTGATAAACATTTCAGCAACTATCTGCTCTGAGTTACTCATTGAGTTTTGTCCTTGAACGTATGGTTTACCGATATACTTGTAACAAAGCTCTGCGAATATCTCTGCACTGCTTCCTGTTTCAGGTGAGAATATAACATGATTCCAATTATGTAAACACGAAAGGTTAATTAATATCTCAAACCAAAGCTCCGTCTTTCCTGATGCTGGAGCTGAACCAATGTATGTCGTGCATCCTTCTTTTATTGTGTATGGAAGTAAATCCCAATCCCAACCGATTGACTTTCCTCTTACGTCTTTCTGTTGGCGTATGTCAAAAAGTTCGTTGTTTACGTTTGTTAGTCTTTTGTACATCAGTCTATGATTATTCGTTGTTGATTAGTAGATTGATTTTCTCTTAAAAAAGGAATGGTTGCAGATAATGTTGCCTTCCATCTTAAAATCGGTTGTAATTTACCATTTCTATTAACACACCAATCATTTTCTTTCCAACTATTGTATTTCAATCTAACATCTTCTCTGTTTACAATTGGCTTTAAACTAATTGCATATTCAATAAATTCATCCAATGTAGGTATAGTTGTTTCTTTCTTTTCTTTCTTGTTAGTGGTCGTTTGCTGGTCGATAGCTGGTCGCTCGTTGGTCGTTTCGTTGGTCTCTAATTGGTATTTTTTATAGTTAACAACTTGAATTATAGTACCTTTTGAGCTTGTTTTGATGGTCACTTCGTTGGTCGTTTTTAGCTTGTCTAATGCCGTTCTTATTTGACGTACACTTAATCCAGTTTCAATCGCTAAAATATCGCGACTTGTTACCACACTACCAGCTTTTAATTCTATTCCTTTAAAACGTCTGTCTTTGTGATTAGCTTTTAATAGTAAGTGTATGAAAACACGAAAAGCGTTATTGTCAGAATACCATTCCCAGTTTAAAATTTGTCTGTGTAATTTAATCCAACCACTCATTTTTTTAATTGTTTTTGAATGTGATGTAAAACACCTATTAATTCAAACAAATCACTTTCATTTAAATACGCAAATTGCGTTTCTCCTAAAGAACTATCTTCGATTCTAATATCAATGAATTTGTCATCCAATCTGACTTGCAAATTAACATCTTCGTCATTTGCACACTTAAATAAATAAACCATAATAAATATAAATTAAATAAAAAACCCTCGCATATCCACGGGGTTCGACTTCCGTTTCAATACAAGGGTTAATAATACCTTAAGGCTTTATAATGTCGAACCAAGCCAGTTACAAATATAAACGTTATAATTCTAAATAGGTTGCATCATCACCATATTTTTTTTCTATTATCCATCTTTTTACACGTCTTAACTGAAAAATGTTCTCACATTCCATGATGTCTTTGTATATATTTCTTATTGGTTCTTTATATTCCGTGTTTCTGAACGCTTCTACATACTCACTAATGATTGTTTCGTAATGTTCCGTGTTCCATCTTGATAAGTCTTTATGTGTACTGATGTTATGAATTACCGAAGCATGGTGCTGATTGAATAGTCTTCCAATCTCACTTAATGAATACTGGTATTCACGTAGCTTGTGCATTAAAAAACACTTCTTGTAAATTGTTTCTCTTTGGCGTCCTTTCCTGTTTAGATCATCACGTTCAACATAGAACATTACCATGTCTAAGATTTCTTCTTGTGTCATAGTTATTGTCTTAAAATTGAAATTCTTTTATTTCAAAACTACCCATGTTGAAGCGTCCTGATTCGAGTAAGTCCATCTTCTTCCAGTATGCTAAACTCTTAGATGTGAATATCCATTCTTGAACTACTGCAAGTCCTATTTTGTAAGTTAGTTTATATTTCATAACGTAAACAATTTAATGATTCCTAAAACTAATGCAATTGCTAAACTTAATGCTATTCCAAGCATTGATGCTTCGTAGTTTTCTCGTCTTTTGTAACTCATAGCTTTTCAATTTCTTGTTTAACTTGTATATAATAGTCATCCGCATAAAATTCACTTAAAAGTAAATCAACTGCAATCAACGCACATTCTTTTGCTCGTTGTTTTTCTCTCCATTGATAGTGATACATTTTATCTACTAATTCTTGTGCTTTTTCTTTAGGTGTCATAGCTTTTCATTAAATTTGATTTCACATATTCTTTTGTAAAGTTCTTCGTTAAATGATCCTCTAATTGTTTCTGGTGATGACTTCGTTTTCCAAAACTGAATCATCCGTTGTAGTCTAAATACCATAGTTATAAAAATTTTCCTCTTCGTTTCTTCTTTCAAGTTCTGCACACATCTCATCGTACAGGAATCCTTCTTCTTTTCGCATTTTATTGATTTCTTCTAAAATCCATTCTTGATAATGAAGTGCTGGTTGTATCTTATTGATTCTTGGTTCTTCTTCAACCCACCAACTCGCTTTATTAATCATGATGTCAATGTCAATCCATTCATCACCGAAGGCATTCTCACTCCATTTAGTCCACCACCAATCTACTTCAACGAAAAATACCATCTTTCCCCGTTCATAACTGATAGCCATTGTATGATTTGTGTATTCTATTTCGAACATCTTTCAAAGTTTTTAAGGAATAATTCACCATAAGCATCCAATACCTTTGATTGAACGTGTTTTTCTTCGATTTGCGGAGCTTTCTTCGTTTGGCAATAGTCAGGTTGCGTAACAGTAAAGAAACCCATTACAAGCCAAAACATTGCTAATAAGGCAATAATGCCTAAAGTATCTTTTTGTGATTCGTTTAAATTTTTCATTTTAATTTAAGTGTTTGTAATAATTTATAAATTGTACCATATCGTGCCGAAGCTAAATCTGTCAATGGGTCATCTGTTCCTAACATATGAACACATTTAAGAAGGTCATCCCACAATCTTCTTTCTTCTTGTAGAATAAAATCAATCATTTCTTGTTTTTTCATAGTCCTAATTTTTTTACAAGTTCGCAAACTGCACCCCATCTACGCAATGCGTCTTGCGTAATTTGATGTGCTTCTCCAAATGTTTCTTTACAATTCATTACGTCTTTCCAAAGCTGCTGCTCTTCCAACATAATTGTGTTAATCATTTCTTGTTTTTTCATAGCGTTTTTGAATTAATTATATGCAAATATAAACATAAGGTTTCAGTTATCAACATTTTTTTTAAAAATATTTATAATTATTTTTTTTTAAGCATAGAAATTATACGTGAAAACTACTTAATGTAAAAGAAATTCACGTAATTATACCCAATTTCGTATATTTTACGTATAAATGCGTATATATAAAGTACAAAACGTGTTGCTTTTACCCATCATAATACAAGTTATTATATCTTACTGCATGAATTTTTCCGCAAATTTCAGACAATAAATAAAAATATTGGCAAATGTTGTAACAAAATCAAGATAAAATTGTTACAAATGTGTAGTAAAGTAAAGGTGAAATTGCCAAATGTTATAAGCATAAACGGATTAAAACCGATTAATGTCCAGTTTTTTATCACCTTTACTGGACAATAATGTCGCAAATATCTACTAAATATGCGACAAAAAAAAGGGGTAACGCGTTCAACTGCTACCCCTTATATGCAAAAACCAATTATTAAGCTGTGGCAAATATACTAAAAATAGAATTCATTAATAGATTTTTGTTCTTTTCCGTAGTTAAAATGAATGAATCCGCTTTTACCTAGCTGAAAATTAGTAGCCACCCAGTTACTAGATGGACTAAACGCGGGGTAATTATAATACTTAAACACATCACTACTAGACGAATCAAATAGGTATAAATGACTATCACCTTTTTCGAATATTATTTCGTAGCCTTTATTTAAAAGCTGGTTCGTGTTTAGGTAACCTAGTATTTTATTAATCTGGTTCGCGTCAATCTTCGGACGGAATCCGAACTTTAAGTTATGCGTATCTTTTCCGTGTGTCGTAACGAAGCAATAGTTACCGATTAGTTCATGATCAATAAACAAAGTCTGATTTGTTACTACTACATTTTCAAGGTCACGTTCGACATAAGTCTTAAAGAACTGGTTAACGAAGTAGGAAAAGTCACCGCTATGGTTATCGTTACAGATATTGCGCACGTAGATTTTTTCGTAATACGGCGAAAGTTGTGTAAGTAACATTATCTTAAATAGGAATCCAATATCAAAGGCTTTCTGGTTACTCATATTCTGTGGCAATGAATGACCACCGCGAGTAGTTTGTCCGTTAAATCCGTCCAGATAGTCGCCTAAATCAAGTATATGAAGTACATTGCTGTTCTGTTTGGCTAGTGTATAGTCAATCATTTTACCTAAACGTTCGAAAAGTATTTCTTCATTCCATTCTGATGGGTATAAACTACGCCCTTTGTCGCTAGAATCCATTCCTATGTGTACGTCAGTAAAAACTAGCTTATCGAATTCGCCTTCGTAAACGCTTCGCTTTACTTTTTCCGTGTTTAATTTGGGTGCGTTTTCTAGTAGCTTATGAAAATCTAGGTCTAGTTCTTTTCCACTATTAAAAGACGGATTCGCAAAGAACAAACTAGCATCTTTCGTTTTTATCCAGCCATGCTTAACGTCGTCTTCATTCAAACCCATTTCGTTTGCCTTGTCTTTGATAGCGCGATACTGCTTAATCAAATCCAATTCTTGCGGATTCAACCTAACACGTGGCACACCTTTACTTACTATTGGTCTACCCCCTTTATTTTTACCCATAAACTTTATTTAATTAATTTGAATAGTAGTTTTAACCTACCACGAAAGGTTTCACTTAAAGACAACCTAACTAGAAACCCAAGCACGAAAGCAATGATAACAAAGAGCCAATTTGTTTTTGTTTTGGTTATATATTTATTCTTGTATTTTATCTTCTGAACTTCTGCTTGTACTAATTTTGTTTTGTATTTGTATTCAATACGTGTCTGAAATCGTGTTTTAGGCACGTAGGAAGCCTTATAGCGAACTATTGTATCTTTTTGGACTAACACCTTCTCCCAATAAATTGAATCTCTTAAAACGTAAGGAATTGAATCTATTGTCGAAACTTGTATTGTGTCGATAGTTTCGTCACATCGGTAGCCCTTTTTCATGGCTTTTACAATGTGATAATTAGCAGAACACGAACCTAAAATAATTAAGGTCGAAATGTAAAGCGATAATCGTTTAATCTGTTTAACCATCCCGTCAAGAATTTAGCGTTTTTACCTACTCCTATTTCATAAAAGAAGCGTTCTCTTTCATTTGCAATTGCATCGAATAACTTGCGTGGCTCGATTGAATTAGCACTAGAAATAGTTTGCTTTCCTATCAGTCCGTCTACGTCACATTTAACGCCACAATGATTGATAGCAACTTGCAAAGATTTTACAGCTTGTCTAACACCAGAACCCCACGCCATACCAGTAACAATAATAGCGATATTTTTTGAGGTGTATTCGTCACCTTTAACGCCGTTCCAATATCCTTGCTTAAATATATGAAACCAGTCTTCATTATTCATTGTATAGAATCTGGAATCGTTTTCTTTGCCGAAATATTGCGACCATGTAGCGTAAGTTATTCCAGCATTTGTATGCCAGCCAATTTTTCCTTGATATGCAGTCGGACACGGAAACTTACTAGCAGAATCCGCTTTATCGCGGGATAAACCGCCTTCCCATTTCTTGGTAAATTTAACGTACTTTTCTAGTATTGCTTCCATTTACTTTAATTCTTCCATTTGTTCTTTAGAACGCTTCAAAAATTCTATGAATTTGTCCCATACATTTACTCCAGTTACACTATGGTAGCTTTCGTTAATACTTTTTACTTCGGTGATCACACAAAAGAACGTAAATGCTTTAGTTAACACCAAGTCAATAGCGATAAAATGACCTAAAATGTCAGCTACTACGTATTTTTCTAGTAAGAAAATGAATACAATAGCACCAGAATAAAGTAAAGACTTACTGATAGTGTGGCTCAAACGTCTTGAACGAATAGAAGACCATCCGTTTTTCTTTACACTTCGCCAGATACCGAAACACGTATCTAAAACTATAGATAAAACAGCGATTAAAACAAGCGGTTTAACGGGCGCTAGAATAGCCAAAGTTGAAAATAGTAGAATAGATAACTTTGACTTCATTAGAATACCATTATAGCGTTATTATAACCATTGTCGTCGTAACGTTGTCCACAACGTCCGTAACAAGTTCCTACGCAGTTACATTGTTCAATCTGTGGACGTAAGTCTGTGTCACGATTTGCTTGACTAGTGAAAATTGGATATAGATTTTTGTTAGCAAGTAGGTAACGAATCAATCTTTGTTCAAAGAACGACGCCTTTTGTGCGTAGTGTTCCATCCCGAAAGCTACTTCTGCACGTGAAACGCTACCGCTATAGTCACCGAATTGTGTTTGTAGACCTTTGTTTTTAAGTTGGTAAGATAGTCCGAATATAGCGTCTTCTGCTGACCTCCAAGAAACAACTGGCTGAATGAATTCGACTAGCGTTTCTTCTTCTGGTGTTAAAGTCTGCGCATTGTAAGCGTCTAGTAAATGCTTATAGAACACCGATCCAAGAATAGGCATAACGCGAAGCTGTGCTTGTGTTGCTATGTATGGCGTTACGTCTGTTACGTCTACATTCGCCGTAATTGGCGTGTTCGTTTTTAAATAGGTTTCTGTAATAAAGTATAACATTACGCGGTTGGTGTTTGTGTTGGTACTACATCCCCTCCGTCAATCGGTGGAAGACTTGCAAGGGCTCGAACTTCGTTAGTTGTCATGGTATTAAGTACCTTCGTAGCTACTAGCGGACTCATAGCGTTAAGCGCGTCTTGTGTTTTACTTGCGTCGCCTTCTACTTCTACGATAGTTTCATTAATGATTTGGAAGTTCTTAATACTAAAGTCAGCTTTCAGTTTACAAATTGTCAATAGTTCTGCAAAGACTTCTTGAACCATTTCACGTAATGGAATGACTACGTTTTTCTCGAAAATAATGTAGGCTTGTTTAATGTCTGCACCATTACCTAAACTTCCAGTAGTTCGAACACCCATTAAAATAGGGTCGATTGTATGCGCGAAACAAATTTGCTCTGTATTCAATCCACTTGCTTCTTGAAAAAGTTTATCGTTCTGGTTTGTTGGTATGCTTTCAATCTTTGGTAATTGGTCAGCTGAATTGGCGAAAAATGCTACACCTTTTCCAGCGTTCTGCGCGCCTTTCATTCTGTCGATAGTGTCACGTAGAACTTTCTTTTCTTCTTCGCTTTGTGGACGTTTTGGGAACATCATTGCAAAGGCTGGGAAAATACTATTTTGAATGTTACTTTTTGCAAAATATGAAAGTTCACCAGATAAAAACGCAAAGTTTAATGCGCTTGAATAGGTAGGTAGTGGGTAATAATCTTGACCTATTGCCTTAATTTCGTATGCGTAAAGCTGGCATTTGTCCGTATTTAATGGGTGGTATTTTGTAACTGGTTCTACATCTATTCTAGATGCCCAATCATCGCATAAAAAGTAACAATCTTTAGCGCGGTTAATACGTACTTTTTCTGGACTTACGTTTTCCACTTTTTTAACTTGGTGCTTATCGTCAAAATATAGCTTAAAATAAACGCGGTTGTGCATAACGATTTGCTTACACACTTCACGTACTGATTTTGACAGCTTCATTTTCTTTTCCCACGTGTATAGCGCTAGTTTTTCGTCAGCTGTTAACGTTTGCACCTTTAAATCGTAGCCAGCGCCTATAGTTGCGTTAACTTTAAAATCCACAATTGCCCCATGAAGTGGGCTAGTATAGTAAAGCTGGTTTAAAGTTTCTGGAAATAGGTTATCTTGCCCGTAGGGAATGTAGCCAGCTACTTGGTAGCGTCCGTTAACGTAAGGTAGCGACAAGTTAGCACCTCCAATTTTACCGAAAGGCGTACTAAAAGACTGATATCCTTCTACTACTTCTGTTTTTACCGCTTTAAATCTGTCAAAAAATCCCATATTAATCGTATATGCTTGAAACTGGAACGCCAGAAACTACTAGGCGACCTTCTTCTATTAAGTTAAAATCTGTTATATCCGTGTTTTCATCTATTACAATAGGCGTACTACTTTCATAAACGCTGTATGTATATTGTCCTTTAGTTAAATCCAAGTCTACGCCTTCTTCTAACGTGAAAAGATTGTATCTGTAAGGATAGCTAGACATGTCGACACCCACCCAAAGAACGGGATCAACAGCCGTGTTAAATTCTTCTTCAAACACGAATAAATAAAAGGGGTCTACTAACGTTGTGACCTCTGACAGCGTCAAAGCAAACGTATTAACTTGTCCTTTTTCAATATAAATCATAACTATATTAATTAATTTCTGGCACTTGTTTAAAAAACAAAACCCCACCGAGTAGGTAGGGTCGTTAAGGGTTACGTTTCTAGAATGTAACTTAAGCTGTTAAGCCAGCGATGATAGTAGGGTCAACTTCGTATGCAAGGTTTTCGTTTTCAGCTGTCAAAACTAAGCTGTATTTAGAACCATCTGCGCGAGCAGTTCCAGAACCTTCGCCGTATGCGCTTACTTGCAAGTATGGGAAGTACCAATATTTTCCGTTAGCGTCACCTACCACAGCTGTCAAGTATTGCTGACCAGCACCAAGAATTTTAATCGCTTTGGATTTTTCTTGGTCGCGTCGGTGGAACATTAAGTTAATAGTTTGAGTAACGTAAGAAGAACCATTTACTAAGTCGATAGCGCCTTCTTCTGTAAAGTTACCAGTATTACGTTTGAATTCCATAGCTACGAAAGGCTCGGAGTGTGTAATAGCTGTAACTTCCCAGTTAGTACCAGTTTCGCTAGTAGTAATTCCAGTAATGTTATCTTGTTGATTAATTAAAATCGTATAGATGCCTCCGCTATTTGGATCGCATCCTTTCAGAATCTCTTGTAGTGTAGAACAAGCCATCGTTATTTTATGTTTTAAAGTTAAAAAAAAGGGGCGGGCGCATTACCCACCCCCGTTATTTTAGTTGTTTATTGACTAGTCGAAACAAACGTTATATACTACGATTTGTGCTGGGTTAGTATAAGAGAAACCAGCTTTCAAATTCGCACGTGTACGTAAGTAAGGTTCAGCTACAGAGTCTGCAAGGTTAACAGCTTTCAATGCTTTTGCGTCACCTTCTGCGTCGAATGCGTAGATAAGGTCTGTTTTCAATGCAAGAACTGCTGTGCTTGTTGGCATACCAGAAGCGATAACTACTTTAATACCCAAGAATGTAGGTGCTAAAGGTGCAGTAACGTAAGTCATAGTATTACCAGAAGCAGAAGCGATTTGGTAGTTAACGAATACGTCAGAAGAAACGAATAAACGTAAGTCAGAACGCATTGCTTGAACAGCTGGTGAAGCACTTTTCAAGATGTTAGTGAATGTAGCCAATACGTTAGCTTGTGTAATAGCACCAGCATATAATCCAACTACTGCAGAATCAGCACACAATTTTTTCAAGTAACCATCGCACAAAGAAAGAACTGGGTCAGAAGACTCAGTGTCACCTTGCCAACGAATTAACTCAAGGTCATTTTGGATTCTGTTAGCCATTTCATTCCAGTAGTAAGACATGAAAGAAGCTACAGAGAAATCTCCGTTAGAACCTTGCGCCATTTGTAAAGCCAAGAAAGATTGTTCTAATTCGAACTGGCAAATTTGTGACATTGCAGATAATGCACAAACGTCGATTGTAATAGCGTCCAAGTTGTCTGTAGGCGCGCTAAAGTTACAAGTTGAAGGTGCAAGCAAGTTACCGAAAGTAACGTTAGCTAATTTAGTAGCAGATTTGATACCAGGCAACGTTCTGTAGTTGTCTGCGATGTCTTCTGTTAAATACGCTTTTGAGTAAAACTCGTCTGGGTTAGGACATAACAACGCATTTGTGTCTACGTCCAAGTCAAATTTAAGATTTCTAATCATTTTGTTTTGTTTTATTTGTGTTTAAATTATTACTTATTAAATGCGCGAAACGCTTTGAATTTGTCGAAAGCTGACATTTTAATGTCTTTAGACATATCCATGTTCTCTGCTTCTTCTTCTTTCGTTAACATTTCCTCCATCTGGTTTTTCAAGTCTGCGATCATTCCGATAACTGCGTTAACTTGTTCTTCGATGACTGGTTTAACGATTGCTAAAATAGCGTCTGTGTCCATTGCTGGGTCGATTGCCATTTCTTCTTCTACTGGTGTTGACGTAACATCTTCTGTAACGCTTTCCTCTACGCTAGTATCTGCGCAAGCTACTTCTTCTGTAGTAGGTTCTTCGACAACATCTTCGCATTTAGTTTCAGTCGCCATCGCTTCTGATACTGGGGCATCTTTAACCTCGATAATTTCCCCGTCTTTTACTACGTAGATTTTACCTTCGATTAGGTGTTCCCCGTCTGGTAATTTGTTCATGTTATATTTGTTTAAGTGTTTACTTAATTTCATTCCTAGAAAGCCTTCAATACTAAAGCCTACTTGTTCGTTTTTTACTAGTTCGTTGTAGTAGTCTACATCTGTAACTTGAGCAGTTAACATCAAAGTTCCTTTTGGTACTTCGATTCCGTAGGTAGTAAATGCTTTGTCTTGTTTTGGATTTTCTACAATCCAGCTTTCTAGAATGTATGCGGGTACTTCTTGGCTTGCGTCATGTTCTAGATTGAACACATTTTTATTTTGCAAGTCCTTCATAAACTTCACATAGATTTGTTCTATGGTCTGTTCGTCGAATTGAACATAGTAGTCGCCAGCTTCGTCATCGCGTCTATAAATTTCCATAGGAATCATAGCGGGGGCTGTTACTCTATATTTTAGACTATCCGAAAAGAAGTGTTTTTTATCTTGACTAAATGCTAAACCTTTTACCTTAATAGCTGGGCTATCTGTAAACGCTATTTGTTCAATGCCTAATTCTTCCCCGTCGCTATATTCTGGATCGATAGTAATTTTGTAAATAGGTAGGTCGTTAATCATGACTATATTAAAAAAAACTTATATTTGTTCAAAATTTATATTATGATAGAAATATTAGGCAAACAGATTTTAAACGAAATGGATGAAATTACAATCCATCAGTTTGAAGCAATTTCGGAAATTCACGCAAATCCGAATTTTGACAATGTAGAAAAACACCTTGAGGTTTTTAAGTTAATGGGTGTAAGCGATGAAATCGAAGACGTAGACTTTGAGGTATTTAAAGAATACATTCTAAAATTCAACAGCGCAAAAGTTCCCAATTCGGTACTATTGAAACGCTTTGAAGTTGACGGATATACGTACCAAGCCTACGAAGATGAATTTAAGCTAACGGCTAAAGACACGAAGTTCATTGAAAAGATTTTATCTAGCAAACACAAAGGTTATATTTCGGAAGTGTTAGCGGTTATCTTTAAACGTACTGACCTATCCAAAACAGAACACTACACCGATGCGCATATCAAACACAAGGCTAAATTAATTCGTGATTTGAAGGCAGAAGTAGCCATCCCTTATTTAGTAGCAGTTACGGAACAAATTAATAACCACGTTCAAAAATCGAATGAACCTACCGAAGACGTGGCATAACGTAAAGCTACACCAGTTTAAAGAACTGCGACAGCTTGATAAGAAGCTAGGGTATTTTTCTTTTCAGTTAGATACCCTAGCTATTCTAGCCGACGTTGACAGCGACGAACTAGAAGACCTAACGATAGACGAACTAAACGAACTATTCAACTCGATTAAATGGGTTCTACATGAGCCTAAAAAGTCCTTTAAAACTAAACTAACTATAGAAGGCGAAGACTATTTCTTCAAGCCGTTTAATAAATTGACGCTATTTGAATTTATAGACCTAGAATATTTTCTAACTAACGACTATATAACCCATATTTCACACATAGCATCCGTATTTTACCGACGTATTGATAAGGATAAGTGGAATAATATAGAATTTGAGCCATATATTTTCAGTCCTTTCGAACGATTTGAACTATTCGACGACGAAATTATAACAGACGTGTACGGAATTCTTACGGACTATCTTAAATATCGTGAAAATTTCATGAAGAAATATGAAAATTTGTTCAACGATAGCGACGAATACGACGAAGAAGAAGACGATATAAACGACTTCGATAGTGTTGATCAATACAAAGACAGCTTAAAGCAAAAAGAACACGGGAAAAAGGCTAAAAAGTGGGGGTGGGAATCTTTATTATTTGACCTTTGCGAAGGTGATATAACTAAAATGGACGAAGTCGGAAACCAAAGTTTAATTTTCGTTTTTAATATACTTTCAATGCGCAAAGATATGGGGTATTTAGAATCCCCTAAATTTTAAGTCCGCATTAAATTCTCCGCCAATTGGTTCGAATGTATAAACTAAACTAGTTTTATCACCTAGAATTTTAGCTACTTGTAAGATAGGGTATCGGTCTGCCATCCATTGGGTATACTGGTCGAAGATTTCGGCAGTAGTTCCGTTGTTTTGTAGTTCAGCTGTTAGCTTTGCGCACAAGTCAAACGAAGCCATATTAATAGTTCCGTTATTTAAGAACCCAAAATAATACATAGCTATTATCTGGATTTCTAGTTGACCTAACGCGGGGATCTGCGCATTAATTCTAACGGAGTCGTAAAGCGCACCAGTATCGATTAGCGTTTCTGCTAAGATAATTTTACGCAAAGTCTGCGCAATTTTATTACGCGTCTTATATTTTACGTTGAATACTCCGTTATTCTTGTATGCCATTGCTTTTGATTTGTTCTAGGGCTTGCAAAATAGTTGCTACATCTGTAAGATTAAATACACCTTTTAAAACAGATACATTTAATGCTTGTTCAATTGTTTGAAGTGCTTGTGTATTATCCATTGATAATAGTATTTATTTGTTCAGATTGTTCTGGTGTTAACGATGAGGAAAACCACTCATAACCCATCATGATTCGAAGATGTTCTATATTTCGTTCAATAGTTTCTAAGTCGTCTTCATTGCGATTAATTAAATCTACGCTATCAAATGAAGCTGATATACTTTGAGCAATTTGTTCTTGTGTTAAATTTTCCATTACGCTAAAAGTATTTTTTGTGCTACCCCATTAATAATTACTGACCATGTTTTTGTACTTGCTAATACCTCTGTAGTAATTGTTCCAGCATTTGTAGTTGAACTTCCTACGACAAATTGATTCTGATTTGTAGAAGTAGCGCCTTGACCCAACACTACAGAGCCTTGACGACCAATAGCAGACGCACCAATTACAACAGCATTATTACTTGACCCAAAACCAGAAGCCATATTTGCTCCTTGACCTATAAATATATTATTAGCACCAGTATTAACTACTAGTCCAGTTTGACATCCTATTGCAATATTTTGACCGCCAGTTGTGAAATTTTGTCCAGCGGCTTGACCAATTGCCACATTTTGTGAACCAGTTGTATTTGATAATAATGAATTTGCGCCGATAGCTGTATTTGAAATACCAGTAGTAATAGCCCTTCCAGCAAAATATCCAACAGCTGTATTTACATTTCCTTTTGAATTGTATAGAGCATCTGCACCAACTGCTGTACTTTGGTTATTTGTCTGATTATTATATAAACTTCCAGAACCTACTGCAGTATTGGATGAGCCAGTTGTATTCGATGACAAAGAATTATTACCCATCGAAGTATTTGACGTTCCATATGTATTAGCTTGCAACGAAAAACATCCAAATGCTGAATTTCCATTTCCAGTATTCCAGTTTTGTTGCAACGCATATTGACCAAAACTTGTACTTTGTGAATTATACCCAAAGCCATTATTCCATATAGTAGAATTTGCTGTGTTATATTCCACAAATGAAGGCATTCCTACAGATAAATCACCGCTACCTAGTAAGTCATTTCCATTTATGGTCTTTAAATTAGTACCACTTACTAGCGTAGCTTGTTTACTATTTAAAGCTGTTTGTGTCGCTGTTGAAATAGGTTTATTTAAGTCGCTAGTATTATCGACATTTCCTAAACCTACGGCATTTTTATCTAGTGTAGTAGGTGTTCCAGCACCATTAAGATACTGAGTAGTATTTCCAGTAGGATTGTCAAACTTTGAATTTAGTTCCGTTTGCAAATCAACTTGACTTGTAATATCTCCTATGATATGACCCCATTCAGCTGGTGGAACTGGTAGCCCATCAATTATTTCTTGTCCAGTAATTGACTTTGAAGTATAGCCCGTTCCGTCGAATTCAGATATTTCTACTAAATCCGTTGGCGCAATGGCTGTGCCTTTAGCTGGAAGTTGGGATATTTTTATACTTGGCATTATGCGAATACTAATTCAAGACCACATGGATTATCACCAGTTTTCGCATAAATTTCTACGGCTACAAAAACATCATCGTTTTTAGGTGTGATTCGTAAGCCATTAGGTAAAATTGTAGCAGATAAATAATCGTTAGTTACATTTCTTCTACCTTCTATATCATCATGAACAAAAATACCTATATCTTGGATTCCATCACCTCTTACGATTATTTGGTCAATGTTACCTCTTTCCTCTGCCATTCCATAGTATAGAAAATATGTTCCGTTGTTAGCGACTAATTCGCCTAGTAGATTTGCTCCCATTTGTTTCGTGTTTAACTATATTAATTTTATTAGTTACCTTGTTTAAGTGGCACAGCGCAATACGTCCAATTATTTACAGCAAATGTAGCCGTCATTACCCATCCAGCGCAATAGTCTAGCAAGTCATTATTTAACGGGTTAAACGTAGGCGCATCTACCATATCAAAGTCGTAGTCATTTGAATTAATAAAATACGTATACAAGTCGTATAGAATTTGCTGGCAATCTGAAAGAATTACGTTAATGTTTTCGCGGTCTTTTTGAATAATGTCAAAGCAATAGATTTCTAAAATAAAATCGTTCGTGTTTTCAGTAGCTAAAGCGCTAACTGGAACGATATAAACGATAGGATATTTTTCGTCCTTAGTTGCAAAATTAAACATCTGCTCTTTGAAGTCAGAACCTACCTTTTTTACTTGGATATGTCCTTCGTAAAACGTGGTAATTTTATTTATTAAGGCTTGGTAACTTGTCATAGTTCAGCATTTTTTTGTAGTTTAAATAGTTTACTTTGTGTGCTTGTTATATCGCTTTCTGACACGACAGCAGTAACGATCATATTCTGGTTAGCGTTAGCTGATTTTAATTGTCCTTGCGTATTTAAGTTATTACCTTGTCCGTACATTGCTAAAGATGGAACAGCTGGACTTACTGACGTACTGGAATCTGTAGCACCACCGCCACCAGCAGAAGGTGTGCTAGACGGATTCGATAATAAAGATTTTGCTTTCGCTACGTTGGTAATGATTTGAACGATACCGCTAGCAAATTGCGCAATACCAGCGCCACCAGCAGTAACCGCGTTTAATGGATTTGATTGGGACATAGCAACTAACGCGCTGATAGCTTTAGCTGTGTCGATTCCGATTTGAATTAAGGCTTGTGCTTTATTGAATTTTTCTAGTTTCTTCTGGTCTTTGATAAACATTTCACCAATAGCGCCGATACCCGTAGCGATTTCACTAGCAAATTGAATTTTAGCGTCGCGTTCGTTCTTCGCTTTTTCAATAGATTCTAGTTTTTTCTGTTTGTCAAGTTCTGCGTATTTGTCATTTATGACTTTTTCTTCTTCTTTTTGTTTAGCCATTAAAGCTGTAGCATCTAGTCCGTATCTTTCAGCTTGTGCGATTAGTTCATCGTAGTAGTATTTATTCGCTTCAAGTTCTTTTTGTTGCGCAGT